TATCGCACTAGACAATATCGAAGGTATAACCAAGACAGGATAGCAGGCACAAAAAAGCCCCTTGAGAAAGGGGCTTAGCTGCAGTACCCACAATCAATTAAGGAGAAGATGATGGAACTTACCAAAGACAACTATTCGGACTTCATAGCTAGACTTAGGAATCACAATCACGGCGAAGGTGTTGAATATCACTGCACTGCAAATCCAATTTTTATTGTTCAGAGCCTGAAGCGAATATCGGGGATTGATATTGATTATGACCCCTCCTATTTCTGGACAGATTCAGACGGTGAGGGAGAATGGACTGAGGAAGAGTTTTCCGCAGAGCTAGCTGAGTTTGTTGCCGATTGTGGGGAACATGACGAGTTTGATCCGAACAGGGACAGAGTTGTCGAACGTGGCGGGGAGATGCTATTTCAAAAAATTGGGTACCACGACAACTGGGAGTACGAATGCGCTCATCTAACAAGAGAGGCCGCAGAAGCATTTATTAAACGGAAATCACACGATCACCGAAAGCTGAGGATTTATGTGGATAGTCAATACTGGTGCTGGGAATTCAACTCGATTATTGGAGGGCTATTATCTGGCAAGATTGGACTGATCGAGGGTTTATAAAAGACACAAAAAAGCCCCTTGAGAAAGAGGCTAATCTGTAGTGCCTTGGGAGGCACTAGGAACTCGACACGCCTAGTGTAATTCAAAGCTAGGTGGACCGCAACACTTAATGTTACTTTATAACATTTCCCCACCTGAAAGGTATCAACATACGATACCAAAGTCTGTGAACGCTGATTCTTCGTTGCCTGTCAGAGAAGAGAATCCAAGCAAATTAGATTTGCACAGCTGTAATCCGGGTTTTGATGCGACCGTTAGATTCTAAGCAGAAGGAATCTAGGTAAACATCGTAGCGGACACTATGGGACCATGGCCAGGTAATCAGGATGATGAATGGTAGATGCAATAGGCTACAGCTGAGTAATAACTACCCTGATAGGTAATGGTGTCCCACCGCATCAAGTGATTGATATTGTTTAAATAACTGAAAAGAGGAAGAGAAGATGAAAAAACAAGACTTTATAGCTGAACTTGAAAAAGTTGGTTGGATTGGGAGGCATGATGCGCAACATACGGGGATAGAAAAGCTATGGCGGAAGATGTTCCCTGTAGTTGCAGGGTTGCAGGATGAAGTAAAGGATTTAGAGGCTGATATATCAGAGTATATAGATGCACAGCCGCCTATTTGAAATTTAACATACGCATCTATGACCTTGTATTGACTAAAGAAAGGAGAGAGAAATGATGGATACCGGAAAAACTTATCACGACAGCGAAGGACGAGTAGTAGATGAGAATGTGCAGGTAGCTGCGCTTAAGTGGTATGCGGATAAAGTGTGCTGGATGAACTACTTGGCAGAAAGACCACATAGGGCAGCGGAAATGAAGCGAGTTGAATCTGAACTCAGAGCAGATGGCGGTAGTCGCGCTCAGCACGCACTAGCACATAAGCAAAAGAACGACCCATAACAGGGTAAATAAAGGAGATGGCCATGCTTGATATAGTAAGGAGCATCCAAGAAAGCGGAAAGCTGGCTTATATACGAAATAGGAGGTAATATAGACCCTCATCTCTCCCTAGGCGTGAGTATTCCGCCACACTCGCCCCTATCCGGTTTGGACTGGGGCTTTTTTTTGAGATATAATAACTATATCCAGATCACGCCATAACCCGTAGCCAGCCGGGAATATGGGCCGCTTATGAGTCACAGGGCGTACCAGAGTGGATATACAATGAGCAGAACATATAGAAATAAACGACCTAGAATGGCACTATTCGCCTTATCAAAGCGGCATTGTAGGAATGGTCTTGTTCGCGACGGGACTAGACAGCATCCAGTTGGGAGCTGCAATAATCATGGGGATTGCCCCGTCTGCTCAGGGAATAGACTCCATTCAGCAAGAAAAAGAAGTGAAGAAGCGTCAATTCTCGCCTAAATACAGCACCTTAAATCTGTGGTATACTCCTATAATCTAATAATTACCGGCTAACAGTAGCGAGGATAGGTAATGTTATCTCACTTAGTGACCGAATACATGAAAAGCCAATGGTGTAACTACCGGAGGGATATAGGGTTTCATGCCGCAAAAGAAGAGCTGCTTGGATCTGGGAAGATAATGTTTTGCGAGCCCGGATCAACAACGCCTAAATATGTGTTTACCGACGAAGAATTAGAAGTGCCCTTCCCCCTTCCTGTGATTGCGGATTCATTCGGGGAGTTTCCGGAAATGCATTTCAATGGTTTTTATTCGATTACTGTTAGTGATAGGCAGGGGAACCTGCTTACGCTATGCACACCCCATGACCCTGCCTCAGCAATGAGGGATACGTAATGGCTAAAAAAACAATAGTTGCTTTCGGATTAGCGCACATCAGAGAGGAAGGGGCTTGCACATCTTATGATGGAGGTGAGCCATGCGGTTACAAGGAACCAGTCCCCGGCACAGAAACCCGATGGATAGAGCTGTGCTATGATCCTGAAGATCGAGTAGATAAAGAACTGCTTATGACTATATGCCAGCTTATTGACTCTCGGTTAATAGGGGGCAGCTTAGATGTGGATAGAGCAAAGAACGTCATTACCGCTGTAGCAGCGCAATATTTCAGGGACGAGGACAATACCTGATGTCTAAGAAGACCAAGAAAGAGCTAAAGCGCAGGATCAAAGAGCTTGAGGCAAAGGCTTCTGATCAGGCTCTAGCTATTAGCATACTGAGGTCCCATTTTGCTAGTAGGAAGTGCGTCGATCCAATGACAAGCCCAATTGGCCCTAGTTACGACCCATGGCCTTACAAGCCTATCCCTGTATGGTACGGCGCTGACCAGATTAGTGACATTAAGAATAACGTCTTACATACCTTCGGAGAATCCACAATAGAGGTCAACGGGGTGACGGTGGACGAAATGCCAAAGAACGGCCCATTCGCCCGGGTTCCTGACAAAGGTCAAAATCATGACTAAAGCTGATGCAGTCCCATTCTTCTTCCTTGCTCCAGGCATTAGTCGGATATGCAACTCTAACCTGTGCGCTCTTGGGTGCCATCCGGGCGGATATCGCGTGATCTCAGGAGAGGAAGCAAAGGATGTAGATGTTTCTAGGTGCGAGACATTAGCAGGGGGCAGGGATTACCAAGGATTGCTCTCGTATATAGTCTCGTTATGCGAGGAGGCACGTAATGATTAAAGTAGGCCGCCCACTCAAGTACGAAACCCCCGAACAGATGAAAGAGGCTATAGATGCATACTTTGCTGAGTGTATAGAGAAAGAAAAGCCCCCCACAATAGCAGGGCTAGCGTATGCCCTTGATATGACTACAGAAACTCTCAGGGCTTATGGAGAGAAGAACGAATTTTCTGCTACTATACAAAAAGCAAAGCAATTAGTGGAGATTTACCTAGAGGAAGGACTTGTTCAAGGTAGGGCTGCAGCAGGCATTATCTTCAACCTAAAGAACAACTTCGGATGGGTGGATAAGAAGGAAATAGGACACAGCGGTGAGGTGGGGATTGACATGATCCTTGATTATTCTGCTGACGAATGAAATCAATCAAATACAAAGCTTCTCCTACAGGAGCTAAGTTTCACGCCAGTAAGAAGATAGTCAGGGGTTTTCTAGGCCCAGTAGGTAACGGCAAGACCGTGGCTTGTATCAATGAGCTCCACAAGATAGCCATTCTGCAGGCTCCAAACGACCAAGGCATTAGAAAGACCAAGTTCGCCATTGTCCGTAATACCTACGATATGCTGGAGACCACCACTCTAGCCACATTCAGACAGTGGATTCCCCACGAAATATGCGGTATTACCCTTAAGCCCATGAGAGGGCTGATAGATTACCCATTGAAAGACGGGACTAAGATTGAATCTAAAGTCATATTCCTGGCGCTGGATCGGCCTGACGATGTAAAGAAGCTGCTTTCCCTGGAAGTCACGGCTGTCATGATGAACGAGGCCAAAGAGCTGCCATATGCAGTGCTGAAGGGGTCTAGAGAGCGTATAGGCCGGTATCCTTCTCAGATTGACGGCTACATGGACAAAGGAGACTACAAGGCTCCTAGAGGAGCTGACGGGAGTTATCAGCCATGTACTAGGAAAGCTGTGCTGATGGATACAAACCCGCCAGAAGATGATCATTGGTGGTATCAACTGGCTGAAGAGGGCCGCTTAAGATCCAACAAATCACCCCAGGCTAAGGCGGCAGTATCAGAGATATTTGACTTTTTCCGTGGTCCCTCTCCTCTACTCAAGCAAGCAGATGGTGAATATAAGCCCAATCCACAGGCTGAGAACATAGCATTCCTTCCTGGTGGGTATCAGTATTACCTAGACATGATCGCCGGGAACACCG